TATTAAGAGTGAAAATAACGATAAACCATTAATAGGACCTAATCCTAAAAGTTGGGTTAGTGGAGAATATGAAAGAATTTTAAAATATCCTCCGACATCAACACCACCACCACCAAGACAATCAACTCAACAAAAACAACCAAAACAACCAAAACAACCAAAACAACAAAAACAACCAAAACAACCGAAACAACAAAAACAACCAAAACAACCAAAACAACCAAAACAACCAAAGAATGTCGATGTTGATGTATTTATAGAAACAACTTATACTCCTCAATTTTTAGTGGCAAGATTAGAAGATAGAAATAAAAAAGAAATTGAAAAATTTAAAAAAGAAAATAGAATTAGAACAAGATTAAATACTATATTAAAAGATGATTTTAAAAGATATGTTAAAGAATATAAAAGAAATATAACAAATGTAAATATGTCTTTTTTCTTTGATATTCCTAATGTTATAAAAGATTTTAATGACTTTGTATATAGAATGTATAAAGGTATGAATGATAGAACTGATTTTAATAGAACTATGGTAATTTAAGTCTGATGTAGTATCTTACATTGAGTCTGACTTATTAGATATTGAGGGTAATTTTTACCTAAACAAACCCAACGACCCATTTTTTTTAATCCATATATATCTTCTTTATCAAGTCCTAAATGATACTGTAAAAGATATTTTAAAGCATTAAATGATGTTGATTGAGGATATACAACAAAATGTGTAGCTTCATTCATTAATAACCTAGTTTTTTTATAATTAGTTAAATAATGAGTAAGACAAAGCATTGTTGTATTTGTGTGTCTGCCTTGAATCGCTAGGTCATCTATTAGCTGTTGAATAATTTTTCCAGTTTTGCCTTCAAATGTATCGTAATCATCAAAGATAATCATACAATCTTTAAATTCATTTATACTAGGATAATCATCAACTAATGATTCAACATTTATTCTTTTTGGTGGATTTGGTTTCATAGAATCTAATGTCGAGTCTTCTTGTAGTTTTGATATTAAATATATTTCTCTATTCGGAAACATCTTTTTATATTTTTCAGCCAGCCCTTTCGCTATATGACTTTTTCCAGAACCAGAGCTACCAGTTATATACCACACCGTTCTTGTTGTTTCATTAGAAGGAACTAATAATTCAAAAGAACCATCATTTAAAGTAATTGTTTTATCGTTTTTATCATCATCTATTATTTTTTCATATAATTTTTTAATTGTTTCATTTTCAATTAAATTATTAGGTTCTATTTTCTTATTTTTTGCTTCTTGTAATTTATTTATTATCATTACTCTATTTCTAGGTGCAATTTTCAATTTTTTAAATTCTTTTTCATAATCTATTTGATTTATTTTATTATTTATTTTTTTTGTTGGGTAGTCTTCTGTGTTTAAAAATACAACTTCTTTATTATAAATTCCACCTTTAATGACTGCTATAGGTACTCCTTTTTCTTTTTCTTCAAAAGTTAATGACGGCATATATATATTAACTATACATAAAATTTTAAAAAAAATATAGTAAATAAATGAAATATTAACCGTTTTATACTGTAAAAAAATACGATATATTGAGTTTTTTATTGAAGACACCAAGCAACGAGTTAGGGAGGATTTTGCCTTTTTTTTTATAAAATTTACATAAAAAATTAAAAAAAATAAAATTAAAAATAAAAATAAAAAAAAATAATTTTTATAAAAAAAATGAAAAAAAAATAGGTAAATCCTCCCAAACGATATTGTTATCTCATTCAAAAAAAAACACTACTTTTGTCATTATTCTACAAAGAAGTAAATTGTGATGTAAATATTAAAAGTAAAAATAAAAAAATATATTTATGAAGTCTAATCATCTATTTTTATAAAATTTTTTTTTATTATAAATTATAATGATTTAGGGGGTATTTTTTAGGTTTATTCATTTTGTATTTTTGTGTTTTATAAGATTATTACAGTAAATATAAAAGACGGATAAAATCAATTTTAAAAATATAAAAAAACCTTTAAAAATATATTAAATATAAATATATAAAAATAAAAACCTTTAGAAATATTTAAATAAAAACGTTTAAGAAATATTATTTTGTATCCTATAGTATATGATGGATTTAAATCCTAAACTCAATTTTTTCTACGATGTTCTTCCTTCTGATTTACAAACTCATATTTTACAAATAAGAAAAAAAAACCGATTAAACGAAATAGAAAATGCAATTAAAGACCTTTTTAAAACTAAGAGAAATGAAATAATTTATTTTAAAGAAGATTTATGGAAAATAAGAAGAACATCAGTAAAAAGTTATTTAAAAATACCATCAGTTATTGCAATAATAAATGCAGAATATGTATGGGACGAATACGAAGACCCACCGATGTTGGTTAATTATTATCAAGAATACTGGGGTAGTAGCGATTTTAAAGAAGTTATGAGAAATCAAGGTTTAAATTTTGAATGGTACGATGAATTATGGGGAATAATAAGAATAAATGACGAAAAAATAAATTCTGATTTATTATTTGAAAAAGAAAAAGACATATCACCAGAAGATAGTAGCGACGACGAAGAAGAAAAAAAATTTAAAGAAGAATTAACCGACAAACTAGTCGATTTATTATTTTTAGAAAGTTTAATGGATTGTAAAATTGAAAATGTTAAAAAGAAAATAGAAGAAATGAGAAAAGCAAATGCACTAAAACAATTTAAAAACCAAAAAAAAGAAGAAGATAATGAAATTAACAAAGAAGATGAAATAAAAACGATTAGATGGACAAGATTTAAACAAAAAGCAGAAAAGGAAAGAAAAGAAAAAGAATATGTTTATGAAAAGTTAAAAAGAATGTTTAAAGATAATTATTTAGATTCTAAAGAATTTAAATATATAGTTGAGAACGACGAAATAATAGAATTTATTATTTTAAAGGATAGAATGAAATTTTAAAAATAAAAAATATAGAAAAATAAAATTATAAATAATTAATATTATAATTTTATTTTATCATTTAGTTTATATATATATAATGTCTTCTAGCGATATTGAGAAAATGAGTATCTTTGACGATAGAATAGTCCAGATGGCTCCTAAATTTGCAGTAGAAAAAGGCGCTTTATCTCTTACTAATTCACCATTCGGTGCGATTGCAGCTAACGGCTCACAGCATACGTACCAGATTCAAGTACCTAGTGAAAATGTGTTCGTTGATCGAGCGATTGATTGGACATCTACTTGTTTTTTATCGGCGACCGTTACGGTTGGTGGAACATTTATTCTTGGTGAAACCGTTTTAAATTTTGGAAGAGACTGCGCTTTGGCTCCTTTTCCTCTCCATTCATTAACACAAACCCTTACAGCAACTATAAATGACACAACAACCACAATGAACACAAATGATGTATTACGCGAGGTACTTCGTTTAACTGATTTAAAGAAAAATAGAGAACAACGCACTTGTCCTACGTTTTTAGATAACTATAGAGACTATGACACTGCTTTTGGAAGTATTAACTCACCTTTAAATGGATATGAAAATGCGACAACCTCTGAAAATTTAGGAAATGGTGCATTTAGTGAAGTATTTTTTACAGATGCTAACGGATCTAGATTAACCGGGACTGGTTCTTATCAAATAGTCGCTGGTGGACAAGTTTATAATTATGTTAATGGTGTCCCCGTCGGTGTAAATGATATAAATGCTCCTTTAACTCTACTTAAAGTATATCCTTTATTTTTTGCTTTTAGATCAACTGAAAAAATTATATTATCACCTTTTATTTTCAGTGATTTAAATGAAAACGAGACTGGTTTGTTTGGTATTCAGAATATCCAACTGGTCTTTAATATGAATAGTCCAAATCTTACTGGATTAAATGGTAGAGTATTAAGAAGCACTAATGGTGGTGGAAGAGTATTATCTAATTTATCATACAATACATCGGTAAATGTTAATGGTAATCAATCGCCTTTTGGTGGTTCAGTCGTTAATGTTCAGTTTTTGACCCCATCGTTGGATTTGGCGCTACCGCCGAAGTCGATTGTAAATTATATGGAGTTTCCCAGATATGTATCCGCTCTCAGTTCTCTTAATACAGCATCTCAATCTATGGCAGTTAGTGCAAATTCTCAAACAATAACACTTCCTCAAATTCCAGATATGATGATTATTTATGTAAAACCTCAAACATATGGTTTAACTGATGCTGACTTTTATTATCCTATTAGAAAAATATCGATTAACTTCGACAACTATTCGGGCTTACTGTCAAGCCATACTCCAGAGGAATTATATCGGATGAGCTACTCAAATGGTCTCCATATGGATTATCAACAATGGTTAGGTGTTGGTAAATTAGGTTCAACTGGTGCAAATGTTGCATTAACTGGTGGTTTCCTCGTTTTAAGACCTTCAAAAGACATCGTTTTACAAACGGGGCAAGCTCCTTCATTAGTTGGAAATTTTACGTTTCAGTGTCAAGTTGATTTTTTTAATACAAATCCCGTCGGTGCTCCAAACTTAGATAATGCTAATCTTTGGATTATAACCGTTAATTCTGGGTTTTTTGAAACTGTTAAAGGTTCGTCTAGAATTTTGAAAGGAATTTTAACTGAAAGTGATATTATCAATGCTCCTATTGCATCTACACAAGTAAGAAGCGAAATGAATAGAGTTATTGGTGGTGCTTCGTTTAAAAATATGTTAGGTAATGCTATGTCTAAAGTTAATAGTATCCTCCCTATAGTCAAAATGGCTGCTCCTCTCATAAAACCTTTACTACCACAACCCGCTCAAGCGGCTATGACTGCTGTTGGATTTGGTGCAACTGGTGCTGCTGAAACTGGTGCTGGAATTACTGGTGCTAGATATAATAGAAATAAAAGTTTAAGCGCTCGTTTAATGTAATCTCAAAATAAATTTTTAATTAGTGTAATCTCAAAATTAAAAAAAAATATTCTAAAAAAATATATATATAATTTTTTATAACTATAATTATATATATACAATGTCTACAATTAATATTACACAAAAGGCAATACTAACTCCAACAATTGACGCTCAATTTAAACATTTAAGGTCATATGGAACAACTGAATTAAAATCTGCTGTTTATATAGACGCATATGATGAAGCTCAACCAAATGCAAAAGCTGCAGCAAATGCTGGTAAATCTGGTCAACTTGTAATAGGTTCTAATCAATTATCAAATCCAGTCGGTCTTTATGGAAAAGAT